AGTTTATCTTCTTTTTTTAATTTTTGTTTTAAAGGAAAATGAAAACCTTGTTCAAAATTTTGGAAGTTAACAAATAAAAAATAATCTTCAATTTTATATTTTTTAACAATTTCTTTTTTATCCATTTATTTCTTCCTAATCAAATAATTCATTTCTATTTTATCTTTTCTAAAAAAACTTTCCAATCTAAGATTACTATTGATTTTTCCTTAAAACCTTTCCAAACTAATAACCAATCTGTATCTTTCTTTACATTACTTTTTGCTTGTTCTATAAAAGAAACTAGAAACTTTTTTGTATTCTTACACTCAACAGAAAAAGGAAATTTTTTCAATCCTTCTCCTCTTAAAATTATATCTACCCCTGCCTGCCCCATTGGTCTAATTTCAATATCACCTACATCTTTCTCAATTTTCAAATTAAACTTATCTGCCAAATCTTGAGCAATTATCTTTTGAAATTCCCTACCTTTTGCTTTTGCCGAACAAGTTTTTATTTTAGATTTGTTCAATTTTTTTAACAAATTATCAGCCCACTTTTCTTCGCAACTTTTCAACAACTTGATTAAATTATCTTTTTCATTCTGATTAATATCAATAATCATTTTCTTTCCTTAAAATTAAATTTCCATAAAGGAATTAAATTGTCAATTACGAAATTTAATTTTTCTTGTCCATAATGTTTCAAAATATAATCACATAAAGATTCATTTTCTTCCATATTACATCTTTCAATTAAATATTTTTCAAATTCAAAAATATCAAAATAACTAAAATACATCAAATTTTTTACAAAAGAAGTCATAGAACACCCAAAATAATTATTAAATTTTTTCATAATATCGAACCATTTATCTCTATCTAATTCGATAAATGGTAATTGTTTTTTATTCAATTTTTCATTCATATTTTTTCCTCCTATCAATCAATCTTTCTTTTTCTTCTTGTTCCCAATTATTAATTACCATTTGCTTCAATCCATCAATCAAATCATTTTCTTCTATAAATTTAATCAATTCATCTCTTGTAAATTCTTTATCATCAAACTTTATTTTTTCTTTTTTAGAGTTAAGTTCTCCTGTTTTATCACTTCTTAAATTATACAAATAATCTATACAACTGCCGATATCATCAATACCATAATTAAAATAAATAGGAAAAAGACATTGTCTATAAGGACGGGGAGTTTTGGATTTCTCAGTCCTTGCTTGTATAATAACTCCAATATCCGCACCTTTCTTTTCTATTGTTCTTAAACTTTTTAACCATAAAACTGTATGTGCATAAAAATCTAAGGCTTTTCCACCCGCCCTTGTCCATTTTCTAAAAGACATAAGTGAAACATCAGTTCTTATTTGACTAATAATAATTAACAAAATATTTTTTTCATCAATCTCACTTGTTAAATTTCTAAAAAATTCTTGTGATAAAAATTTAGCAAATTCCATTTGATATGAACCTTTATCATATTCTTTATCTTGTTTAAATAACTTATATCTTTCTTCCCCAATTTCAATTAATTGTGAAGAAGAAAGGCCATCTAAACTATCTAAAACATAAATACCAACTTCATCTTTCTTTATCTTATTAATAAAATCTTTTACATTACAAAATAACTCTTCAACCGTTTTACTTCTTATCTTAAATTCTTCAATATCAAATCCATATAAATTCTTTGTATTAAAACCAAACCCTGATTCCGCATCATCATATATAAATTTAACCTTATCTTTATAAGTATGATATGCATTAGCAACTATTTCACATGCTAGAAAAGTTTTACCTGAAGATTTATCCCCTACAATATTTATAATTTTACCTGCAGGAAATCCTAAATCAATACCCCCTCCTACTACTAAATCTAATAATAAACTACCGGTTCTAAAATATCTTTCTTTCATATTAACTAACCTCACTATCAATATCTTTTCTTTTATAATAATTTCTCTTAAACTTCTGATAAATTTTTTTCCATTCTTGTTCATTAATCAATATTCTTTCATAAAATACATCTTTCTTAATATTAGTAAAATTATATTTACGAATAATATAATAAACAATATCCTTACTAATATTAAATTTATCTGCAATTTTAGAAATTGGTAAAAATTCACTATTTTCTTTAATACAAATTCTTTTTTCATAATAATCTTTAATCATATCGTAATCTATCCAAATTCTTTTTACCACATTATCAAATTTATCTAAATATTTCTCAATCTTAATTGCTTTAATTTTATGGGCTATTTGAAAAATTCGGGATTTAGTTTTAATAACACCTAAATCTTTCAATAACTTATCCCTGACTTCTCTTTCTTTCATCCATTGCATAAAAACCCCTTAATTTGACAAAGAGCAATCTTTCCACAACTTACATTTATCACAATCATCATAATTATCACAATCTTCCCCAAAAGCATGTCCATAAGGGCATTGCTTATCTAATTTTTTTACCGTTTTTTCTTCAATATTTTGTTTATTTACTTCTACCTTCTCATCATCTTCTTCAAATTTATTATTACTAGATTTTGATATTTTAAAAGTTAAAGAACCTAATAAACCTTTATCTGATTTTTCTACTTTATCTGATTTTTCTACTTTATCTGATTTTTCTACTTTATCTGATTTTTCTACTTTATCTTCTTTAATACTTAAATTTATTCTTCTATGTCCTTCATTTTCTTTATCACTTTCTTTATCTTCTATATTTTCATTTATTCCATCTAAAATATCAATAATTTCATCGGAACTATAAATTTCTAAATACTTATCAAAAGAAATAGCTTGTTCAATCAACTCATCTGGTAAACTTTCATTTCTTTCCATAAATGAAAAATTCTTATATACAAAATAATCTTTACCGTTTACACCGAACTTTTCTTTCTCAACTCTAAATTTTATTATACTTCCTTCAATTGGGTCTGCAAAATTAACAATCGTTCCATCTTCATTAAAATTCCTACTTGCCGATATAAGTTCTTTTTCAAAAAGAAAATAAGATACATCAAAAACTTGAAGTCCTGCTTCAATATTATTCATATCGATAATATTATATAAAACCCTTCGAGTTGGTTTCATTCTTTGATATTCATCCTTATTTCCATCTTCGCGCATTTTATCCGAAATTTGACAAATCGGACAATTCATTCCGTAATTACTTTTCAAACAAACAACATCATCTCTATTCAATCCTACCATTCTATGCACAAAATAATCTAAATTATAATCTAAATCGCCTATTTCAAATTTTTTTCTTGATACACCAGGATGATTTTTTGATTGAATAATATAAGGAACAATAATTATCTTATTCCAACCTTCTTTAACTTGAAAAAATTGAATTTCTCTACCTTTTTCTTCTGCTACTTTAGTCCAATCAATTGTTTGCCTGCTAACAAATTGCCCTTTGTCCTTTGTCCTAAATGATTCTTCGTATTTTTTAGTTAACGAATCTTTGTTATAATTTATTTTTTTCATAAATCTCTCCTTTTTTTTAATTTTTATAAACTAAATCTTCTAAATCAGAAAAATAACATAAAACATTTGTATCTAAAAAATAAGAACAACAATCGTTCTGATAAGGAACATTTTTATTCAAAAAATAAACAACTTTTTCTTTAATTTTATCTAAACTATCAACAAAATAATGTTCTTCATTCGTATTAGAAAAATAGGAAATAGATTCTCCTTGTTTATAATTTTTAAAATGTTCATTTTTTTCTTTGTCAAAGATAAACATTTCTTTAATCTCATAATAATCAAGAGTATCAGATTTTGATACAGTAACAAATAATCCAACCATATTATTCCTCCTTTTTATTTAATCTTTTTCTAATTTCATCTTGAACTTTATTGTCATTTGAAAAATTATCGACTCTATAATACCCTACAATATATAGTTCTGCTAAAACTTTTATCATAGATTTTTTTTGGTCCAATGAGTTAACTATTCCTTCTAATTCATAATTTTGTCTTTTCAATTCATTTAACTTTTTTCTTAATTCTTTTACTTCTTCATTACTAACCACCAATGCTTGTATAACAGATTCGGTTATTTTTAAACCGTCAGGTGGATTATTACGAATATTTAATTCGACTTCTGCTAATTTTTCTTCAAGTTTTAAAGATATTTCATCTTTCAAAGCTCTTACTTCTGTTAATTTATCAGTAAAATACTGATATAAAGAACTCTGTTTACTTGCTTCCTCATCTAACTTAAACTTATTTAATTTTAAATCTTCAATTGTATATTCTTCCATTTTTCCTCCTTCATTATATTATATAATATAACATATTATTTTTAAAAAAATCTTAAAAAATTATTTAAAATAAAAGCTATTATAACAAGCTAAAATCAACCCAGCAAATTTTGAATCATAGAAATTTTCAGCAAAGTTTTGTATTATGTTTGCAACTTTATCATTTGGATTATTTAACATAACAGAGCTCATATAACCTAAAACTGAGTATCTTATTTCTTCTACATCTGTATTTTTTAATCCCTTCAAAATATTAGCAACTTCATTCCAACTCTTGCTATTCAACAAGATTCGGCACAAATCAATTGCTTGCTTCTCAACACTTTCATCAAAACCTTGATTAATTATTTTTATCGCTTGTTCTTTATCAAGTCCTATTACTTTTTCCAAAAGAACCAAAGCATTTCGATGACTATTTTTACAATTTTCGGCGATTAGTAAAATAATATCTCTATCTAAAACAATATTTTCTTTTTTACAAATACTTTTAACTAAAATAATCGCATTATCATAATTCAAAGGTTCTAATTCAATTATAGTTAATCTTGATAACAAAGGTTTTATTAATTTTTCTGGGTTAGTTGTGCATAGGAAAAAATAAACATAATCAGGAGTATCTTCTAAAGGTTTTAACATCGAATTCTGCCAATCATTAGTTGTTTTATGAACTTCATCTATTATAAACACTTTTGCTTTTCCGGAAAAAGGTTTATACCTAATACTATCAATTATTTCCCTTGCCGTATCAATTCCTCTATTGTTAGCAGTATTTATTTCATAAATATTGAATTCATCTGTCCCTAATTCTTTTGCACAAATTCGAGCTAAAGTTGTTTTTCCTGTTCCTGCTTCTCCTGTGAAAAGAAAACAATGAGGTTTATCTTGTCTGCTAAATATATTTTTCAAGCTCTTAATCGTTTCTTCATTACCAATCATTTCCTCAAAATTGGTCGGTCGATATTTTTGATACAAACTCATTTTTCCTCCTTTTGTCTAAAACAATTTTTTTCACTTTCTTGGACAATAGAATTATTAGTTTTACACATAAAAAACTTACTATTGATATTCAAACAAACATTCTTAAAATCATTGTAAAAACAATCTTGACAATCAATTTGCTTAATTTCCATACAACTCCTTTCAATTTTTAATTTATCTAAATTTTCATAAAGATAACTAATATTATACAAATCTAAATCAGAATAATAATTATTATTATTACTTAACTCATAATCAATGAAATTATAAGCAATTCTTAGATATTTTTTTAATAATTCTAAAAAAAATCTTCACTCATATCAATAACTCGCTTTCTTTCATTTCAGCCCAACAACCATTTTTTTCGCTCTTTTCCTTTTCTATTTGTAAAGGTATAATTAACCATTCCCAAAATTCTCTTATTTTTTGAGTTCCATAATTCCAAATTAAATAATCAACTTCTTTCTCTTCCTCCGGAACAACATCAATTACAATCGCATCGTGTATTTGACCGATAATTTTACTTTTCATTCTTTTTCTTTCCATTAATTTATTAACTTGAATCAAAGTCCAAAGTAAACAATGGAAAGCACTGCCTTGTATAGGATAATTAATAACTTCTTTTCTCCCCATTATTCCACTACATCTAAATCCTGTTTTTAATTCAATATAACCGTTTTTCAAATAAAAATTCCATTGTTCTTTTTTCCATTCTAAAATACCTTTGAATCTATTAAACCAAAAATCATTTTCAACCTGCTTAATATGTTCTTTAAAATCAACAAATTTTTTTATACCTTTCTGTTTCAAATAATCTTTACTATCAACAGGCATTTTTTCCCAAATTTCCGGCGCCGTTTGTTCAAAATAACTACCGTAAAAAACAGGAAATACAAAACCATTTTTTGCTAAAAATCTTTCTTCTTTTGTTATTTCTTCTTTTAGAAAAATTTGTTTAGCAATATCTTTGTGCATATCAGAATTTTTATCAAATAAATAATTAATTAAATTTTCGTCCTTTGAATAACAAGCCATTATCATTACTTCCATACTTTTATAATCATATTCGACTAAAAAATTACCTTGTCTCGGTATTAAAAAACCTCTTATTAAATTTTTTACTTCTTTATCTCTTTTAGGAATGTTTTGAAAATTAGGATTCTGTGAAGAACTTCTATAAGAAGATACATTACATAAATTAAAAAAAGGTTTAATATAACCGCCTACCTGTTCTTGCTCAAATTGTGAAATATAAGTATTCAAAATCTTATACCACTTCCTATATCTTAAAATTAAATTTGTTAAAGGAATATTTATTTTACTTAAAGCATCAACATCCATTGCAATGGAACCTTTATCAGTATATGAAATATTTTTCACTTTTAGAATATCAAATAGTAAATGAGCTAATTGCTTTGAACTGTTAAAATTAAAAACTTCATCTTTATCCCATTTCTTAACTTCTTCACTGTTATAAATCTTTTCTTCAATTATTTTTAATTTTTCAGAAATATTAACTTTTATACTTTCCATTTTTGATAAATCAATTACAATACCATTTTCTTGAATTTTCGCTAAACAAATATTCCCGTTCAAAAAAAATCGCAAACCTTTCAAACTAAAACTTTCAAATAATTTTTCTTGTTCTAAATATAATTGAAAAGTAAAAAAAGAATCAAAACAATTGTATTCTATTAATTTATAAAAATCGAAATTTTTTAAGTTATTTCGACTTTTACAATTTTTTGCATCAATATAATTATCAATTTCATCATCCCAGCCATACAATCCTAATTTTGTATAAACAAGGTGTTTCAAGCCCGTAGATTTTTGATTTTCTAAACAATGTTCTGCTATTTGTGTATCCCAAACCCAATTATTAATATCAATATTCATTTTATTATAAATCCATTGATGCTCGAATTTACAATTATGAGCAATCTTACCGATTTTTTCATCTAAAAAAATACTTTTTAATAAATTAAAAATTTCTTGTTCTTGAATAAATTTCCAATCAAATCCAAAAACAAAATCTTCGTTACAAAAAGATATAGATAAAATATCATTGCAATCAGGACGCAAACCACTAGTTTCAATATCAAATGCAAAACAACTTTTTTCTTTAAGAATATTCAAATTTTTTATAATTTCATCTTTAGTATTACTAATACTAAATTCTGGTATCTTTAATTCTTCAAAATCTTTATCTAGATAATTACGAATTAATTGAAAATTTTTTTTCCAATAATTATAAATTGCCATATTCTTTTCATTTTCTTTAATATAAAAAGGATGAAAAACAGGAAAAATAAAACATTTCAAATCAATATCTTTAATAACTTCATTTGTCCAATTATCAAAACCAGCTGATGATAATCCTTTTTTTGTTAATTTATAACCTATCAAATTATCAAATACAAATTTGCCTAATAATATTATTATTTTTGGATTAACTATCTTTATTTCTTTTAATAGACTATCTCTACAAAATTCAATATTTTCATTTATTTTATTCTTATTAGAAGAACATTTTATAAAATAATTAATTTGACAATCTTTATTAAAATCAATTCCAACCTCGCCCAATACTTTTTCCAAAAAAAATAAATTATCATTATCTTTTCTAAAAAAATCATCAACAATCATAATTTTACTTTTATTATTATTATCAATAATAAAATTATATCCTTTGTTTGAAAATAAAGGACATAAACCACAATTAGTTTGATTATCATCAAATAATTCAAAAAACCCCAAACCTCGCATAAATACCTTCTTTAATTATTAACAATAGACAATAAAACTAGAAAATTATTATCCTTATTGTAAAGAAAACAAATAGAAATATTAGAATTATTATCCTGTTCTAAAAAAGAAGATAAAGAAAATAAAAATCCATTTTTCAAATAGTTTTTAAAAAGTGAAGGTTCTATTAAAACACTAACATCTTTACTAATATTATTTTCCCAACTCATTTCTTCATAATAATTTGCGAAAGATTGCTCACCTTTCACAACTATACTATTTTTACTAAAATTTAAAATAACATTTAAATTATTATTATTTTCATAAAAAACGGAAACTCTATCAATAGCTTTCAACAAATTTTCAGGTAATTCTAACCATACTAATTTATTTAAATCATAATTATAAACAATTTTTTTCAATGTTCCTATCGGATACTTATTAACATCTAATAATTTACTACAAATAATGAACCCGGAATTATCTTGACAAAATAACCATTCATCTTTCAAAAAATATTTATCAATACTAAAATTTTTAATAAAATTACAAAAAGATTGATTCAACCAAACACTATCTTCAAAAATTGATTGCTCAACTTCATATCTTTTTATGATTTTTCTATTCGTAGAATAAAAAATATTTTTTTCTATAAAAACACCTTCTAAAATATCAATATAATTAGATATTAAAACAATATCAATACCTTTTATAAATTCTTTTGATAAAGATTGCCATTCTTTATTATAATCAATTAAAGTATCTAAAAAATTTAAAATTGAAACATTTAATTTATTAAATTCAATTTTTATATTATTTGTTTTCAAAATATATTTATCCTGCTGTTCGATAATATCTAAATCTTGTTCTTCGATTTTTGATAAAATTTTATAAAATTCTTTAGCTTTAACCGCGCCTTGAATATCAAAATTAAAAGGAAAAAGAACACAAACTTTTTCATTATAAGAAATAATAAAATTCCTATAAAAAATAAAACTATTTAATTCTTGTAGTTCATTGTTATGATTAATAATTGGAAAACAATTATCAAGTGCGTTTAATAATTCTTTTGTTTTTACTTTCATTTTTACTCCTTAATCATTATTACTATTGTTATTAAATCTAAAATTAATTTCGTTCAAAAATCTTGAATCTAAATAAACCTTGCCGGCATCTAAACATTGCAAAACGGCAACTTCTCTAAAATCTCTTTTTTCGTTTCTTTTTTTAATTTCTTTTATCCTTACAATTCCTAATTCTTGTTCCTCCTTTGTTTGATTTATTACAATCATTTTTGAACAATGATTCAATTTCCTAATATCTTCAGCAACTTCTGTTTCGGATACATCTTTCAAAGCTCCCGCTCTAGAAGATTGAGTTGCCGTAATTAGAGCAACATTTTTCTTTTGAGCTAAACTCCTTAATTGTTTCCATATTCCATCAAGTTGATGCCTATACTCACTTTTAAAACTATCAGGTTTAATAATATCTGCATAATCTATTATCACAACATCTGCAACAAAATTATCATAATATTCAAGATTATTCAAAAAAATTTCAATATCATTAACAGAGGCAGAATAAGCAGGAAACGAATGAATAACCATATCGCCACCTCTAAATTGAAATCTAAACTTTTTTTGATACTGCTCAATTTTTTCTAAATCAATTTTATTGAATTGCTTATCAATAAATTCAATATCAAACTTTTTAATTTTTTCATTATACTTAAAATAAGGAACTTTAATTTTATCCTCTTTAATAACTTGTCCTGTAAATACTTGCCAAGTCCTTCTTATTACTTGTGGTAAAGTCATTTCCAAAGTAAAAAATACAACATTTAATCCACTTGCTACTGCTTCAAATCCGGTATATAATTGCCACCAAGTTTTACCTCTATTTGTAAAAGCTAAAAAACTAACTAAATCTCCTCTAACAAAATTTCCAATCAATTCACCTAGACAACCTCGAAAACAAAATAAACTTTCTTCTTCTTGAAGAAAAGAATTTATAATTTCGGTTTTATCGGACAAAATAAAAACACCATTTGAATTAGGAATCTTTATTCTTTCAAAATTATTTAAAATATTTTCCGCTTTATCAACATCGCCTTCTACAATAAATTGTTCTAATTTTTCTTTTATTATCTTCAAATTTTGTAATTTTATCCACTTTTCAGCTTGCTCTAAATTATAAGAAACATTATTATTCTTATTAATATTATTAATATTTGTTAAAAATTTACCTATTAATTCAATCGTTTCATCGCTGTTAATACTATTTTTATTCAAAATAAAAATATCTTCAATATTCTTTTTTGGTGCTTCTTTATACTTATTATAATAATCAATAATCCATTTCATAACGATTCTTGAATAATCATTACTAAAAAAGTCTAATCTTAATAAAGGAAATATTGAAGATAAAAATTCGGTATTTGTAATACAATTAATTATAATTTTTTGTTCTTCATAAGAATCAAAATCTATTTTTTTCATTTAAGAACTCCATTAAAATAAATATCAACTTCATCACAACACAATTTTATTTGCTTCAAGATACTATTGTATCTTAATAATAAAAGATTTTTATTCTTATTTTCAAGCCAATCTTTTTCTTTTTTACAAAATACTTTATCAAAATAAAAAATTTTAACTTTATAATTATTATTAATATAAGTTCTTAGGAAGTATAAAAAATCATTAAAAGTATTACTTAAATTATAATTAGAAATCTCTTCTTCTTGATAAACAAAAAATGAAATAAAACTTCTATCCAAAACAAAACTTTGTTTAGAAAAGAAAAATTGATTCATTATCTGATAATGTTCAGATAACAATTGAAAAGTGTATTGATAATCTTTTAATAAATTTTTCTTAAAAAGAAAATAAAATAATTTATTATAAACATAATATCCTGGTAAATGTATTATTTTATACATTTTTTTATTAAAATTTTTTTTAATAAAACTAGTTTTTCCTGTTCCATCAATACCTTCCACTATTATTAATTCCTTATTCATAATATCCCCTTTATATATTATATAAAATCTTCCATAATTTTATCAAAAATATCAAAATTTTTTGTTTCTAAAATATTATTCAAAATCTTTCCTTTTTCAAATAATCTATCAATCATCTTATTTTCAATCGTATCTTTTGCAATAAAATAAAAAATATTTACAAAATTCTTTTGTCCAATTCTGTAAATTCTGTCTTCGGCTTGTAAATGATTAGAAGGCACCCAATCAAGCTCTACAAAAATCATTTTACTCGCACAAGTTAAATTTATTCCTGTTCCGGCAGCTATAATATTCCCGATAAAAATTCTTTTATTATTATCGTTATAAAAATCTTCAATATTCTTTTGTCTATGTTCCAGATTAACAGAACCATCCACCATAACTGAAATATCTTTATACTTATTAAACAAATCTAAAATAACTGCTGCATGAATTGCAAAAATAACTAATTTTTCATTACAATTTTCTAAAAAATCATCAATCCATTCTAAAACACTTCCTCTTTTTACATTCCAAGTTAAAGATTTTAAATAATCAATTAGACTTCTAACTTTTATTTTATTTGTTTCATTCTTTATTGAATTATAAATATTATTAAATTCTTTATTATATTCCGTTAAATCACCTTCAGCAAATAAAAATTCTCTTTGTTTTTCAGGTAATTCATTTAATACTTCGTTTTTTTCTCTCCTAATCATTAAAGGTTTAACTAATCTTTGTAGTTCTTCAATATTTGTAGCCCCATTATAAACCCAACCGAATCCATTATACTTCGGATTGCAATATCTGTTCAAATAATAATATCTACTCTTGAAAATATCTTTATTAAGAATATGAAGAATTGTAAAAAATTCAGCAGGTTTGTTCTTAATAGGTGTTCCGGTTAAAGCAATAAACTTCGGTATTTTGTTACTTAAATTCAATAAACTTTTTGTTCTTTTAGCGAACCAATTTGAAACATAATGTGCTTCATCGGTAATCAAAATTTGAAAATTTAATCCGGATAAATATTCCTCCCAATAAAACAAAATATCATAATTTATTATAAAAATTTTATTATTCAAATCTAAATCATAAACTTTCGTTCCTTTAATCACTTCTACTTGTTCATCTTTAATCCATTTATTACATTCAATTTTCCAATTATACTTCACAGAGCCCGGACAAACAATCAAAGCAGGTCGTAAATCTTTATTTAACATTAAATATCCAATTGCTTGTATCGTTTTACCAAGCCCCATATCATCAGCAATTAAACCCTTCCCATTCTTTTTTACTAAAAACTTAACACCTTCAATTTGATAATTTCTAAAACCTTGTAACTGATTTTCATCAATTACAATTATATCTTGCGAGCTAATAAATTCTTCTTCTTTAATTCTTGTATCATCTACCAATACAAAACCATTCTCAACTAATTTTTCACGATTAAAATTACAATCCTCACAATACCAAACTTTTAGATTTCTATCAAAAAATCTCCCTTTAAGACTTTTAACAAATTCCAAAGTTTTCCACCATTCTTTTTTATCAGTAATTTGAAATGTTATTTTTAATAAATTCTTTTCTACTTCAAAAAATTTCATCTTAAAAACCTTTTTAATTCCTTTATTTCTTCATCAGTCAAATCTGCTAAATCTTTATCTTTCAATTCTAAATCGATATTACTTACTTTTTTAGAAAATTGTGATAAAGTTTTTCCTAATTCTTTTGCTTTTTCTTGTGCATCATATTCACTATCAAAAATAATATAGATTCTATCAAATTTTAACATTTGCAAAATCTGTCTTTTAGTAAAAGAAGTTCCAAAAGTAGCTACAAAATTATCTCCCCCTCTCCAAACATCGAAAATACCTTCAACTACTATTATCTTATCTTGTCTAACATTATCCAAATTATATAGAATATTTTTTAAATCAATAACGGCTTCTTTATTAGGTAAATTCAAATACCTTTGCTGTTTTCCACTAACATCTCTGCCAACATAATTAACAATATTAAAATTATAAAAAATCGGTATCATTAATCGATATTGCCAAAACATATTTTCAAAAGTAAATCCGGTAATTTTATACTTCGATTTAATTAAATCAGGATTAAAATTTCTCTTAATTAAATAATTTCTGTGAATCTCTTTTAATTCATAACCCAAAAATTCCAATTGTTCTTTACTGTTTTTATTATCATCTTTTACAATTTTTTTATTAAAAAAAGAATAATTATCCAAAATCTTAATAATTTCATTTTTTGATTTTCTTAATAACAGTTCCAATATATAAATTGAATTATGTTTGCCACATTTCCAACAATTATACTTTCCTGTTTCAATATTAAAACCGCCGTGATTACTTACATCACCACATATTGGACAACTGATATTAATCCAACCTTTCGAAACATTTTTACCAGTTATCCAATATGGAATTGAAAAATCATTAAATAATCTTTCAAAATCTATCATATACTATCAACAAATTTTTTACAATCTTGCCAAGCTTTTTCAAATCTTTTATATTGCCAACCCAACTCTTTAACAAAAAACATTTTTACTTCTTGTTTTGTAATTTCAAAATCCCATTTATCGATTAAATATTTGAAAATTAATTTTGAATCATCTTCAACATCATAAAAATCTACAATGTTAAAATCTTGCATAGCTCTTCCTTCATAATAATTATAATAATTTTCAATTTCATTATAATAATCACTTTTTTTCTTTGCAATATAATTCAACCTATTGAGCTGATGATAAAGAAAAGTTATAAAATTACTTTTCATAGAATTAAATTTCTTTAAACAATCATAAAAAATTTCAATTCCAGATTCATACAAATCTTCAAAATCGTAAATTTTATCTAATTGAAATTTTTCAACCAAATTCCAACATTTACGATAGATTAAATTCTCATAATTCTGTAATAAAATGTCCATTTGTCCTCCTTCAATTAATTTCATTAAATCTTTTCTTTAAAGTTTTGAAATATAAAGTTAAATTAATGCGTAAATTGTTATTCTGTTTATTAACAGCTATCAAATCCCCATCAACCTCATCAATAAAATAATTTTCCCTATATTTTTCTTTTAATTTTTTTAAATCGATTAAATATTTCATTTTCTTTTACCTCTTATTTTTTATGTCAAAAAAGAAAAATTTTGACTTTTCTTAACAAAAAATATCTTATCAGCATAACTAATTAATTTTTCGTTATGCGAAACAATTATAAATTGAATCCCTAACTTAACACTTAATTCTTTTAATATTTCTCCTGCCCTATCTTGTAAATCCTGACTCAAGAATCTAAAAGGTTCATCTAAAATAACAACATTTTCAACATTATTTGAAATAGTCCAAACTGCTATTCTTAAAGCAAAACTAACAATATCAATTACACCACCACCGGCACCGTTCATTATATCAATTTCACTTCCATCTTTTCTTAGTAAAAAATAATTTACTTCGACTTTTCCTCTTTTTTGTTCAAATTCAAACTTAAATTTATATTCATCACCAAATACTGTTTCTAATGCTTTATCAACAATGTTCTCGATATGAATAACAATATTAGATTGCGTTTTTTGTGCAATATCTTGAATAAGAATTTGAGCTCTTTGAATTATATCTATTTGATTTTTTAATTCTTCAATCTCATTGTCAGTAATTAATTTTTTCATCTCTAAATCTTTTTTTCGATAAAAATTTTTATTATAAATCTCTTTAAATTCTATTTCTTTAAAATCCATTATACTTCCTTATCTTTTAACATTTCTTCAATCTCACTAACAATTTTACTATATCTTACTTTCAAATTTTCAATCTCTTGTTTCTCTTGTTCTATTTTAATTTTCAATTCATCAATACTTTCAATATCTTGTTCTTTAAGTCTCATTATCAATTCTTCTTTTTTTCCTTCAAGTTTCGCTTTTTCTAAAGCTAAATCATTCAATTTTCTCTTCAAATGTTCTAAATCTTCCAATGTTTCTAATTTCATATTAACTCCTTAATAAAATTCTCTAAAAAATTTAATAATTTTTCATCTTTAATTTCTGATAAACTATTTTTCAGATTAGTAATAAAATCAAAACTTAATTCTTTTTTATTTTTTAACAATTCAATGAAACTATCTATCTCTTTATCAAATTTTTTTCTTTCTTCAATGTTAGTAAATTTTTGTCCAAAATCAGGAATTTTAATCTCTTCTACATCTTCTGTTTGAGTATCAAAAATAAAAATTTTCGGTTGATAATTAATCATATCTGCGGTTTGTATTGTTATACATCCCGGATTAATTAAAATTTTACCATCTTTTTTACAAACAAAAGAATAATGATTATCGCCAGTAAAAATCCATTGAGCTTTAGGATAAAGCTCGAATAAATCATAAGCATAAAAACCTTTATTGAAAAAAGACTGATTTTTATCAATATAAACAAAATCGTGTAAAAATAACAATTTATCAACTTCACCTTTCATTTGTTCTTCATTAAAATGTTTTGAAACACCTAATTTCCATAACGGTTTAATTTTTTCATTTTTCCAAATAATTCCAAATGAAGTTTTATCTAAATCTAAACTATTATGATACAATAAATCGTGATTACCAGCAATGATATAAATATTATCATCTACTTTTTTAACAAAATTAAGAAATAAATTTATTATTTCAACATCTTCTTTTGCTTTGTCAAAAATATCTCCAACAATACAAATACTTGCTCTTTTTTCTTTTGAAATATCAGCAATAAAATCTAAAACATTTCTTTGATACGCAATCCAATCTTCATCATCTCTACAACTAGGAACTTCCTTTCTTAAATGCCAATCGGCAGTAATTAATAATTTCATAATACCTCCAAAATTCTTTCTTTATCTATCATATTTCCACATAATGGACAAATATTAGGTAAACTTTTTAGATTATCATTCAAATTCTTCTCGATATTTTCAATTTCTTTATTAATTTTATCAAAATTAATAAAAATATCATTAAAAAATTTAATTTTTTTATCTTTTTCTATTATTTTTTTATAAATATCGATTGCTAAATCAATGTTTTTATTTATAGCTTCAATATCAAAATCATATTTAATTTTTTCATTTTCATAAAAAATGAATAAATCAATAATTTTTTTAGATTTATTAACAAAATCTAATTTATCAGTAATCAAATTGAATAATTTGATTAATTTATTTGTTTTATCAATCAAAATTTCTAAATTATCGTATTTAATTAATTGCTTGTTCACATCATCAAAAGAATCAAAAATCAAATTAAAATCATTTAACTTTTTTTGTTCTGTATCAATTTTATTTTTAATATTATCCAATTTATCTAATTTAATCTTATACTCATCTAACCAATTCAATTTTTGTAATTGTGAATCTATTTGCTTTAGTTGCTCTGTTTTATTATTCAATTGTCTATTATTTTCTCTTTTAACTTCATCAATTTTTTTCAAAGCTAAATCAATAGTATCTAATTTCAAAATTTTATTAAAAAACTTTGCGATTTCCCCACCGGACTCTGATAAAAGAAAAGGTGAATCTAATTGTTTTTGAATATTAACTTCTGAAAAATTAAAAAATTTATTTACATCTTCCGGAATATCTAAACCTACTGCTTCAAATTTTTTATCATTCAAATAATAACCATTAAAATTTTTATTCTTAATTCTTTTTATATTTCCTTTTTCTGTTTCAATCTCTACAAAAACTTCTCCAACAATATTTCCATTCTTTAATTGACTATGATTAACAAAACTATTTCCGGAAGGTCTGTTTTCAATAGCCCAATAAATCGCTCTCAATAAAGAACTCTTACCTGAATTCGAAGAACCAATTATAATATTCAATCCTTCTTTAAATATCAATTCTACATCTTTCCAACTTTGAAAAAATTTTAATCTTAATTTTTTTATCATTCTTACTTCCTTCATTATATTATAAAATAAACATATCATTTTTATAAAAAATTTTTATTCTTTTTTATTCAAAAACATAAATATAGCAAACGCTATAGGTGAAATAATATCGATGAATAAAGCAGGAAATAAAGAAAACCAAAATTCAAAAACTTCACTATCAATCTTAAAAACACTCCCAATCCAACTATAAAAATCTTTATTCCTTTTTGTTTTATAGACACTTATTTGATTTTTCAAATTCGATATATCTTGTAATAAAGAAAAATATTGTTTATTCAATTCATTTATTTTCTTATTAACAGAATTAAATTGATTATACACTGACCAATAATAAGAACTTTCTTTCTTTCTTTTTTCCAAATCATCAAATTGTTTTAACAAGTTAAAATAAATCTCTTTTTCATTATTTTTTTCTTTAATTTGTGAATTGATAAAATCTTTTTGTTTTTCTAATTCTTCAATTTTATTTTCTATTTCGATTTCGATATTATTACTTTCTTGTTCAACTATTTTATTCCATTTTTCAACTCTCATATTATATTGCCCTGCTATCGTGCTCACCATTGAAAAAACAACAACAATCAGCCATAAGATAAATAAAACATAATAAATTTTTTGTTTGTTTTTTCTTAAAATAATAATAGTTTCAAAAATAAAAACCGAAAAAGAAACAATTGCAAATGATAAAAGAAAAGCATAAATATTTATTAAAAAATCTTTTAACCATAAGAAAGTATAATAAGAAGAAATGAAAGTGCAAATTGTTCCTACAATCAACATAACAATTTTAATAAAAAGAATTAAAAATTTATCTTGTTCAAATTTAATATTATTTTTATTATTTTGATTTTGATAAAGATATTTATGATTTTTCTGATTTTTAATTAAGAATTTTTCTTTTTCAAGCTCTAAAAAAATATCTTTTACTTCTTCTTTTGTTAAATTTGTTTTCTTCATTAACCACCCGACTGATGGTGTTTTATTATAATGATTATAATAATTCATTATTAATTCTTTAATTTTTTCTTTCATTTTTTCTCCTTAATTAAATCCAATAACCAAAATCATTTTTTACTTTAATTTCATTATCAGAAATTATATCAATAATAAAATTACTATCTTCTTTTATTTTTGATTTTTTATACCATCTTCTTTTTAATAAATCTAATTCGAATTTTGAAACATTTAATTTAATATTAAAATTCTTGTATAAAAATTTTATAAAAATTTTCCAAGTTTTATTGCCATAACCTACATTTCCAGAAGATAAATTTGAAAACGATAACAAAAAATCAATATAAACTTTAATAAAAAAATTTATATCATTAAATTTTCCTATTTTATAATTATTTATTAATAAGATTTTTTCATAATTTTTTTGATAAAAATCAATAACAGAAAAAATCTTATTAAAAAAATTATCTTTTACTTTGAATATTTTTTTATCTAAAATTAATAAGCTATTAAAATTTTTTTCCGATAAAATCTTTTTGATTTTTTCTTTCATTTTTTTCTCCTTTTTAATTTAATTTATTTAATTTTTCAAATAAGACTTGATACCTTCTTTTATTTTTTAAATTTATTTTTTTTTAAATTTATTTTTTTTTAAATTTATTTTTTTTAAATTTTTTTTATAAAATATATATATATATATATATATATAATAAAATATAAAGAGACTATCAATTCTTTTTTGAAAATTTTTTATTAAAAAAACCTTCTTATCTCTTATATTTTATTATAAAATAACATCTTTATTTTTTAATAAAATTCTCAAAATTTTGACAAAATTTTGACATTGCATTTTTTTCATTCTCAAAATTTTGACAAAATTTTGACATTGCATTTTTTTCATTCTCAAAATTTTGACAAAATTTTGACATTGCATTTTTTTCATTCTCAAAATTTTGACAAAATTTTGAGAATAAAAAAAACGAATAGCAAGAAATAAATCCTTACTATTCGTTTTTTCTTTATTAATCTTTTATTTCTGTTATTTTTATATTGAATTTTTTAACCAAATTTTTAACTTCTTCATCCCAAACTCCTCTCCAATTATAACAAGCTTCCCACTCTTGAACATCAAATTTATATGAAAAAAAAACTTCTTTATCAAAATCTTTATATTTTCTAATGATTATAGTTTTACATTCATTTTTTATATAATTATAAAACTTTTTCTTTCTTCTTAATTCTTTTTCTGCTTGTAAAACTGAGTTAGGTTCAAGATTAATAAATGTTTCTAAGCATTCCAATCCTACTTTAAATTCATTTCCAAACTCATCTTTTATTACAGCGATATTTTTTATTGCTCTACCACAATTTTCGCAATTCCATAAACCACCATAATACTCAGAATAAATTGTTTCGATTAATTTATATTTCCTATCTACTGGCAGTTTCCCGTATATTGCTTTCATATTGCCTCCTTTTCAAAGACTTTAATTATTTCTTTATTCATTTACCAGAACTCCCCAAGCCATTTGATTTTCTTGATATATTATTGTTTAATATTCTTACACCATCAAAAAACACAAGTTTTGGTATTTGAAATATAATAAGTTGAGCTATTCTGTCATATTTGTTTATTACATATTCTTTATTACCAAGATTATATAATTTTATATTTATATTACCAGTATAATCCTGGTCTATTACACCAGCATTTGATACCTCGATAGAGTTATTTATAGATAAACCACTTCTTCCTTTGACTTGTGCATAATATAAGAAATCATTGTTATCATCTATTATGTTAAATTTTAAAGATAAACCTGTATCTATTACAACAGATGAAAATGGATTTATTATTATATTAACAGGCGAACATATATCAAAGCCAGCATCAGTTTCAAATGATTTATATATTTCAGTATCAAAAGATGAAAATATATCGATAGAAACATATTTATTTGTTAATACTATGTTTTTCATTTTAATATATATTAATTCCTTTTTCTATTTTTTTTATTTCATTCTTATCTTGAACGATTATATTACCAAATAATTTTATATATTTTTTGTAATTTTTATCATTTATATTTACTCTAAAATATTTATTACCAATAGGTTTTAATGTTTTTGCTTCGGTTAAACAATCACAAAATTTTAAAAATTCTTTTATGAAACTATTATTTTTTTTGTTTCTTATATAAATAAACATTTTATCCCCCATTATATTATATATAATTGCCACCAAGATAATTGTTTATCTTATTTATATAATCTTTTGAAATAACGCAAGCACGATTAAAATTTTTATATACAAATGTTTCTCCGCATAGATAACACATCAATGCTATTCTAACAGATTTGTATTTATTTATAAGATAAGATAATTGCATAACACCTATTTTTATATTAATATAAGGATTGAATAATTCATTTTTAGTATAACCATAGTCAATACCAAGAATAGGCATTATTTGCATCAAACCTATTGCTCCACATTTAGACACAGCGTTTTTTGCTCCTCCACTTTCTGCTTTCATAACTGCAAGAATTAAATAGAAATCTATTTTATATAAATCAGCCATTTTTTTAGTATATATTATTAAATCATTATCGATAATAGATAATAATTTAATTTTTTTTATATTTGCTTTTGCTTTTTCATATTCTATTAATTTATTTTCAAAATATTCATCTTCATTTTCATATAAATTAGGTGCATAGCATTCTGTTGAAATGAATAGTATCAATAAAATTATTATAATAAAATCAAAAATATTTTTCATATAAAATCTCCTGTTAATATTAAAAATAAATGACAGATATAATTATACCTGCCATTTATTTTATATTTTATAAACTTATTTTATAAACTTTTAAATTTCAAGATTTCTATTAACTTTGCTTCAAGTCCTGGTATATTGAAATCTTTTTTTTCATACTCTATAATATTCTTAGCGAGATTATTAGCAAATGATTGATTAAACGTAACTAATTCAACAGGTGCAATTCCATCTATTATGGCTTGCAATAACATCTTCATATCTATTAATTCGACAGACCATTTTTTTGCTGTTATAATTCCATCGGCTTTGTTTTTATCAATCATTTTTTTATCTACTTCTTGAATAACATTTTTTAAACTATTGTCAATTTTTTTATTTATATCTTCTTTAGATATGTCAAAGAATTCTTCTATTTGAATTTCTTCTTTTGCTTGCTCTTCTATTTGTCTTCGTGTTTTTTCTAACTCAATTCTTTTTTTTTCATTCTTATAATCAATTATTTTTTGTTTAAGAGATTCGGATATCTTTTGAGGTATAAATATTAATTTATCTCTTGACTCTTTTATTAAAGCAAGCGTTCTTTTTGCAGATTCTATCTGCTCTTTATATAGCTCATCATCTATGATCTTCATTAGTTTTTTTGCTACTTGGACTATTCTTGTTGCTTCAGTTTCATCTTCATCATTTTTAATTTCAAAATTAATATAAGATGATAAACATTCTATTTCTTCTTTTATTATTTCTGTTTTTTTCTCAATATCATTCATTTTATCCTCCTATTAATATTCAAATTACCACCATAATTTTGGTTTTAAATCAGATGAATTTACCAATCTTCTTGAAAGAATATTTTCTACAATGCTTATAGCTTGATTATAAGTATAATAATTTTTCTTTCTTCTTTTAGCATTATCTTGAATGTTAAAATTTTCATTATAAAAAAACATATCTGCTGTATTTTTTACTATTGTCGGATTCAAATCCCAGATACAAGCTATATCGCAAGTTGTATATTTTCTTCTTTCTAAAAGGTAATATATTGAGTCATCAATATTGTTTTCATTATAAATATCAGGATAATTTTGTTTAATAAACTCTTTAGCTATTTCTTTAGCTTTATCTATATCAATATTTAATTGTCTATAATATACGATATCTTTAAAATTTGTTTTAACAAATTCTTTTAGTGTTAAATATTCTGTATCTAAAAATCTTGCTATATATTCCAATCTCATTTTGCATCCTCCTATTTACCTTTAACAAGGTCAATTATGTCTTCTTCGGTTATATTATTTAAACCGACTTCAATAATTTTTTGAATTATTCTGTATTTGCTAACAGCATCATATTTTGATGATAATTCGTCAACTCTCTTTGCAATGTCTTTTGTTATATAGAAAGTGTAACTTTTGAAGTTTTCATCGATAATTCTTTTTTCTTTCATTTTTTTCTCCTTTTAATTATAATCATTATTTTTATTGTTATAAAATCCAGTAAGGTCTTCGTATCCGTAATCTTCATCTTTTGCACTGTTGCTATTGTCATTATCATTTGTATTACCATACGAAGAAAACATAGTGCTATTGCTTGCTATATCATATCCTATTTGCTTAAGATATGCAGCAAACTCTCTTAGCAATTTTTCTGTTTCATCGCCTGAAGGAAAAATTATAAAGTCAGGGTAATTCTTTGAAGAATTAGCTGATTTACCTGCAGCAAAAGCGACAAATTTTAGTTTCACTTTTCTGTCTATAACATCAATAGTCATAGACAAATATTTTGTGTTTACAACTCTTCCATTTGAAAGATTCTTTTGTTTTTCTCTTAACCATATTGCTCCTATCCCTTTTTTATCAAATGACATAAAAACCTCCTTAGTCATTTAAAATTTTAACTTGAAGGATTATATATCCTTCATCATTTTCACACTGCATATTTATTTTTCTTGACTCAATTTCTATAATTTGTGAATCATCTACCCATATAAATGCATTTAAAGCATCCATAAGTGGCTTCATTAGATTATCTGCAAGGTCTGGTTTAGTTGTTTTATATTCAATATCTTTTATTTTTTTATTAAATATAAAACAAACATTTATTTTTACTTTATTAGTAGTTGGTATGTTACATTTTAATTTATGATTTTCTAAACATTTTTTTGTATAAAAGACTATTGAATCCTTATAGTCTTTTATTTTTTTTGGTTGATAAGCATACATTTTACCATTATTATTCATAGCAAATCTTGTTGATTGCCAGGAAGTTGGTTTTATAGGTATGTTTATATTAATTATATCAGCATACATTTGTTCTGTATTCAAAAATTCTTCTATTTTTTTGTCCATTTTTACCTCTTTATTTTTTTAAATAAACATTGTAAAAATATTTTGTTATTGCAATACCAAGCATAATCCCAGCCATTGCAGATATAGCAAAAGCAAGAATAATTTTGTTTTCTATATAAGCCATATATGATAATGCAATAGAAAGTATCATTACAGCTATA